CTTTTTAAAAACCATACCACATACGGTTGTGATTACATTCACAAGAGATTCATTCCTGACAATCTAATTAGTGAAAATATCCAAATTCTTGTCGAACTTATCACTAACGGCCACACCAAAAAACACGTTTGTCATTTCAGAAATTTTACTCTCATTCCAAGTTTTCATTATGACATGATGAAACAAACTACGGATAAGAGAATGAAAATTGCAGAGAACGAACCAACCACAGAAAATTTTATACAATTTGCTCACGAAGGAATGATGTATTTTCTTTGGATAGATTCTAGCGATTTGACAAAAAACATTGATTGGTGGGGAAATCAATATGATGATTGGATTACAGAAACAGTTGCTCTGAGGATAGCTTGTTTAGAAAATCCAAACGAAACATTGTATTGTGTGGGATATGACTATTTTCACAATCAAACAAGTTCGGGTGTTTATCTTGGTTCATCGACAAATATTTCTAACGTTGAGAGTCAAGATTGGATTCTTCAACATAGGAAAATAGAAGAAGAGTTTCCAAATTGCAACTTTGTGTTTGTCGGCAAAGATATCTCCTATCCAGAGTTTGAAAAAATGTTACATAAATAGTAATATAATACAAAAAGGGAATTATGGCTGCAGCAAATAAAGTACCAGACAATTTAAATTATCTTTCTAATATCAGTTTTCGATTAGCATTGGAAGATGCGCCTCATCTTACTTGGTTTTGTCAATCAGTAAATGTTCCTGGCGTTTCTATAGAATCGATTGAAATTGCCACTCCATTTGCAAATATACCCCATGCTGGTTCTAATGTTTCATTTGAAGAGTTGACAGTAACCTTTATAGTTGATGAACATTTAAAAAACTGGACTGAAATTTATGACCGTATTATTGCATTAGGTTTTGCAGAAGGTCACGAAAAATATAAATTGCTTAAAGAAAAAACTGATTTTACTCCTAGAGGTGGAACAGTTTCTACTATTGTTCTTACCATTTTAACAAGTGGAATGAATCCACAAATGGAATTTCATTTCTATGAAGCATTCCCACTAACAATATCATCATTAGAATTTAATAGTGCTGCCACAGATGTGGAATATTTTGTCGCCACAGCAACATTTCGTTACACAAATTATGAGATAAAAAATTTACTGAATAACTAAAATTATGGAACTTGAAAAAATTATGTTGATGTGGGAAGAAGATGCTCACATTGATGACAAAGACTTGGATAATGAGTCTCTAAACATACCCAATGTACACCAAAAATATCTAGACATATATTCTAAAGAGAAACGGAAAATGAGTGACCTTGAAACTCATTGGAAAGTTCTTTTTCAGCAACGATGGGAAGTTGTCATTTCTAAGAACGGAAAGGCTCCAGATCATAACATCAGAGTATCCAAGACAGAGTTAGAACGTCACTATGTTGGAGCGGATGATGTATTACAGAAGGCTGAAAAAATTATGAACGGGCAAAAAAGTAAAGTCGAGTATCTAAAATCCGTTCTTACTATGATTGAGAATAGGAGTTTCCATATCAACAATGCAATCAATTGGAGAAAATTTGTTGCAGGGCTTGGATGACAACACAAATATTGATGGAAAAGGATACGGAAGTATTCGTTAGACTTATATGTGAGCCTCATGTGAAGATGGAGTTGAATCATTATTTTAGATTCAGACCAAAAGGTTATCAGTTCATGCCCATGTTTAGAAGAAAAAAATGGGATGGATACGTTTACCTCTTCAATATGGATAGTAACAGAATCTACTATGGTCTTATTCCAGAAATAAAAAGATTTTCAAATGACCGAGAATATGAGATTATAGATAATACAGGGGATATTCTTGAACCAATCTCCAACGATGAATATTTTAATTTTCTTACATCATTTCCTTGTGAATATAAATTAAGAGATTACCAAAGTCTTGCAGTCAGACATTCGATAGACAAAAAAAGATGTGTATTATTATCACCAACTGCTTCTGGAAAATCTCTCATCATTTACTATCTGATTCGTTATTACTTCCCTGAAAAATCGTTGGTTATTGTTCCAACACTTTCTCTGGTAAGTCAAATGTATTCGGACTTTGAGGCATATGCAAAAGCGGATGATTCGTTCAACGTGGAACAACTGGTTCATAAGATATTTGGTGGTCAAGAAAAAGAGACAGACAAACCAATCATCATTTCAACATGGCAATCACTTTATGGATTGAAAAAGGATTTCTTTAGCGATTTTAGTTTAGTCATAGGAGATGAAGCACATCTTTACAAGGCTCGTTCTCTTACTACAATAATGAAGAATCTGGAAAATACACCCCATCGAATTGGAACTACAGGAACATTAGATGAGGTCGAAGTACATAAATTAATACTAGAGGGGTTGTTTGGTTCTACGAAGAAAGTGACCAGTACCAAAGAACTTATCAAGAATAAGACGTTATCATCGATTGCTATAAAATGTCTTATTCTCAAATATACTAAAAAAGAATGTATCACAGTATCAAAACTGAACTATCAAGAAGAAATAGACTTTATAGTAAGCCATCCAAAGAGAAACAATTATATTTGTAATTTGGTAAAGGGTCTTACTGGAAACACATTAGTTCTATTTCAATTGATAGAAAAACATGGAAACATTCTACATTCAATACTGGAAGAAATCATCGATCCTTCTAGGAAAATCTTTTTTGTTTATGGAGGAACAGATGCAGATACAAGAGAAAAAGTCAGAGAACTTGTCGAAAAGGAAAAGGATGCTATTATATGTGCAAGCTATGGCGTATACAGTACCGGCATCAACATTAGGAATCTTCATAACATTGTTTTCGCTTCTCCTTCTAAGAGCCGTATTAGAAATTTACAGTCAATAGGTAGGGGATTAAGAAAGTCGGAAACAAAAGAGAGTGCTACTCTTTATGATATTTCTGATGATTTAAGTTATAATGGTAAAAAGAATTATACATTGAACCATTTTATAGAACGAGTGAAAATATACACAAGTGAATACTTTCCTTATCGTATCTATACTATTCCTATCCAAACCATCACAGACTTATTATAACAATTTTAGAGAGAAAAGTCAAGTGTTTTATTTTATTTTTTTTAACTTGACAAATATAATAAAGTTTGATATAATTATATAATGAACTTAAATAAGAAAGGTAGGTGAATATGCCAAGAAAGAAACAACATTATGTTGATAATGAAAAATTTTTGGAAGTAATGGGAGATTATCGTGAAAAATTTTTAGAAGCAAAAGACAACGATACTGAAAGGCCCATGTTACCAGAATATGCAGGGGAATGTTTTCTTAAAATAGCAGAAAGGTTGTCCCATAGACCAAACTTTATAAACTATGCATTTCGGGAAGAAATGGTAAGTGATGGTATAGAAAATTGTGTAATGTACGCAAGTAATTTCAATCCAGAAAAATCAACGAATCCATTTGCATATTTTACCCAAATAATATATTTTGCTTTTTTACGAAGAATTGAAAAAGAAAAAAAACAATTATATATTAAGTATAAAACGATGGAAGAATATAGTTCTTTAGAAGATAATGTGGATATGGGAGAAATGGGACAAAGCGAATCACAGGCCGTTTCTTCTGGTGCATCACCATTGTCAGCAGATAAACGTGTTTCTATTCAAGAGTTCATATTCGCATTTGAAGAGAAGAAACGAAAGAAGAAAAAACCCAAACCTGTCAAGAAAGATGATGATGTTGTTTCATTTTCTCCTCTGACATTTTACATAGACAGAGCCTACGCATGAAAATTGCATTAATAACTGATACACATTTTGGAGCAAGAAACGATAGTCTGATTTTCTCAGACTTTTTTCGTAAGTTTTATGAAAATGTATTTTTTCCTACTTTGAAAGAAAGAGGAATATCAGATGTTATTCATTTAGGAGATGTTGTTGATAGAAGGAAATTCATCAACTATAAAACTCTGAATTCCATGAAGGAGATATTATTCATTCCCCTCAAGGAAATGGGCGGAAATATCAAAATCATTGTTGGTAATCATGACATTTATTATAAGAATACTCTTGCAGTAAATTCGATGACAGAACTAACAAAAGGAATGCCCCATGTTACTGTCTATGACAAACCTACCGAAGTTTCTTTGACGGATGACCACAAGGTTTTATTTGTGCCTTGGATATGTGATGACAATGAAGAAGAAACAAAAGAACTTATCGAAAAGACACGAACTAAAGTTGCATTCGGCCATCTTCAGTTAGTAGGAATTGAACAGATTAAAGGTTCTTTCAGTATAGATGGATATTCGTCATCTATGTTTAAAGCATTTCAACGAGTGTTTTCTGGACACTTTCATCATCGTTCTACTACTGAAAATATTACATATCTAGGAAATCCATACGAAATTACATGGAGTGATTACAATGACCCAAGAGGATTTCATATTTACGATACTGAAACGATGGAAACAGAGTTTATCGAAAATCCTTATTCGATGTTTTACAAGATTTATTATAATGATGAGAAAAATGATTATGGTGATTTGTCAAAATATGAAAATTGTTATGTAAAAATTATAATCGAGAATAGGAACAACTCTTATCTATTTCAAGTGTTAATGGACAAGTTGGTAGATGTCGGTGTCGG